CGCTATATTTCAATATGGCATCGTTGTTCCGTTAGCTGCTGGGGTAATTGCTCAAGCAGGCGCAACTGATGGCGGCACTACGCAAGCCCTCGGTGTATTAGTTGGTGTTGAATATGTGGATTCTGTAACTAAGAAGCCCACTTTCATTAACTATTGGCCCGGATCTAACAGCGTAAGCGTTGACACGAATTTTCCTGTCAAAGCACTCGTTGCAGATAATCCGATGCAAACTTTCCAAGTTGCTACAGACGCATCTATTACCAACAGAGCTACTGCTCTGGCGGCAGTATTCGCTAATGCTAGTCTTGGCACTTCTGCTCGAACCGGTTCAACCGACACAGGTCGCTCTAACTCGGCGTTAGGCGTGTCTACAATCGCAACTACAGCTACGCTGCCGTTGAAAATCATGGGTATCGTCGATGACGATGCTAACAGTGATTTTGCTTCAGCAGGGATTGGCTTGATTGTGCGATTAAATGCACACTATAACTCTCCGAATGCGAGATTCGATTCACAAACTACAGCCACTACAACTGGCATATAAGGTAGGAGAAATTCAATGCCTATTACACGCGCCCAACTGGCGAAAGAGCTTGAACCCGGCCTAAACGCTTTGTTCGGCTTAGAGTATGATCGATATGACCAAGAGCATTCTGAAATCTTTGACGAAGAGTCTTCGGACAGAGCGTTTGAAGAAGAAGTGATGCTTTCTGGCTTTGGTACAGCCCCAGTTAAATCTGAAGGTGGTTCAATTTCATTTGACCAAGCGCAGGAGACTTATACTGCACGCTACTCACATGAAACTATTGCACTAGCCTTTTCGATCACTGAGGAAGCTATTGAAGATAACCTTTATGACAAGCTGGCAGCACGCTATACCCGTGCATTGGCACGTTCTATGTCACAAACCAAGCAAATCCGCGCAGCAAGCGTACTGAACAATGCGTTCAGCACTGCTTCGCCTATCGGTGACGGCTCGGCATTGTGTGCAGCAGATCACCCGTCAATCTCTGGTAATCAGTCAAACGTATTGGCCGTAGCCGCCGATCTCAACGAAACATCTCTTGAGCAGATGCTAATTGATATTGCAGGCTTCACCGATGAGCGTGGCTTAAAGATTGCAGTTCGTGGAATGAAGTTAGTAATTCCTAAAGAGCTTCAATTTATTGCAGAAAGAGTTATGAACTCTACCCTGCGATCAAGCACGGCTGACAACGATGTCAACGCTATGAAGTCTATGGGAATGCTTCCAGAAGGAGCGGTTGTAAACCACTTCCTTACGGACACAGACGCATACTTCATAAAGACTGACGCTCCAAGTGGCTTTAAATTGTTTCAAAGAACTCCCATCAAAACTGCGATGGAAGGTGACTTTGATACAGGTAACATGCGCTTCAAGGCACGTGAACGTTATTCGTTCGGCGTATCTGATTGGCGTTCCGTTATCGGCACACCCGGAGCCTAGTTCTTTTGAGCTAGCTATTAAGAAAGGGGCACTTGTTGCCCCTTTTCTTTTTGTGTATATTTAATTTATTCCTGACAGGTGCATTCCGTGCCTGACACTAGCCACGACAGGAGATAATCATGGCGAACACAACTTTTAGCGGTCCCGTCCGTTCAGAAAACGGTTTTATTGCCGTAAGCAAAAATGCAGCTACCGGCGGCATTACAGAAATCAGCACATATGGTGGTGCTCCTGTAAGCCTTGCTGACGCAAATGTAACCCTAACTAACGCTACCCATAGCGGACGAGTTCTTCTTGTTCCAGATGGCGGTCAAGACAACACTTACACACTACCGGCACCCGTTGCTGGATCTGTTTTTAGATTTGTCTACGCGGGTGGTGCTGCGGATGCTACGGACGCGATCATTGTCACCCCCGGCAACACCAACTTTTACATTGGTGGCGTTACTTTCCTAGACACTGACAACGAAGTTAGCGCAGTATTTTCGGACGGTAATTCAAACAGCAGTATTCAGCTAAACGTACCTGCGGGATTTGACGTGACGATTATTGGTTTAAACTCCACTAATTATCAGATTCTTGGCACCGTTACGAGCGCAACCGCCCCTGCATTTGCCGATCAATAGTAACCCTGTAGGCTGCAAGGGGCGTTATTCGCCCCTTCTTTTAGGAGAAATATATGGCTGATACAGTCGCGTCACAGATAATTATTGATGGCCCTAAATCGGCGGTTTTAAAGCTAACCAATGTTTCAGACGGAACAGGCGAAAGCGCAGTCACCAAGGTAGACGTTTCCGCTTTGCAGCCTAGTGCCGATGGAGACGCTTGCACGGATGTAGTTATTGAGCATATTTGGTGGCAGTGCATAGGCATGAAAGTTCAAATTTTGTGGGACGCAAGCACCGATTTATTTTGTATAGAGCTTGGCGAAAATCAAAGTGGTTATCACGACTACACGCTTTTTGGGGGCCTTACCAATAATGCCGGTAGCGGTAAAACGGGCGATATTAACTTTACTACGGTGGGTCACACTAGTGGTGACACGTACACAGTTGTTTTTCATCTGCGCAAAAAATTTGCGTGATAATTAAAAGGTTGTATTTATGGCGACAACTAAAGACGTTACTCGGACTCCTTCGGGTCGTATAAAGTATCGTGGAGAAACTTTTTCGGGTTTTAATAAACCAAAAAGAACTCCTAATAAGCCTAAAAAAAGTGCGGTTTTGGCTAAAAAAGGTAGTGAAATCAAGATAGTACGCTTTGGGGACCCTAAAATGTCTATTAAGAAAGATCAACCTGCTAGACGTTCTAATTTTAGGGCACGCCATAATTGCGATACTGCCAAAGATAAATTCAGTGCCCGTTATTGGTCGTGTAAAGCATGGTGATGACTAGAGGCGATATGCCTAAAGGACTAACGTATTACCGAAAAGGTGGTGCTGCGTCTAAAAAAAGCAAAGGGAGTAAAATTTGTCCTTCAGGTAAGGCTTGGGCAAAAAGAACTTTTGATACCTACCCTTCTGCCTATGCCAACATGGCTGCGTCAAAGTATTGCAAAGATCCCAATTACGCCAAAAGCAGTAAAAAGAAAAAGTAATGGGTGAGTTAAAGAAATGGCGCGACCAAAACTGGGTTCGTATCGACTCCGAAGGCAACATTGTTGGAAAATGTGGTACTTCGCCGGACAAAAAAAATCCAGACCGTTGTTTGCCCGAAGCCAAAGCACGATCTTTGACTAAAGCAGAACGAGCGGCAACGGCGCGGAAAAAGAAAAAAGCCGGAAGTAAAGGCAAGACGGTGGTTTCCAACACTAAGAAAGCTACTGTAAAAGGAATGCGGAATGGGGGCGAAGTTCGTCAACAAATTGCAAAAGGATGCGGCGCGGTATTAGAAGATCGTCGAAAAGTAACCAAATATTTGTGAGGTTGATATGTCCGTAGTTAATTTAGGAAACGGTGCTCCTAAGAAAAAAAGCACAACTAAGATCAAAGCCAAAGGTATGTCTATGGGCGGTGCCATGAAATCTAAAGGCATGGCGGCGGGTGGTAAGATGAAGCCCAAGGGTATGGCGGCTGGTGGTAAGGTAGCCAAAAAATCTATGGGCGGTGCCATGAAATCTAAAGGCATGGCGGCTGGCGGTAAGATGAAGTCCAAGGGTTATCGAAGTGGTGGCAAAGTAAGCAAATAAAGCATGTCTTACTTAACGTCGAATATCCCGCATTTTAAGTGCTGGGTCAGAAAAGAATTTACGCATAACCACGAACAGTTTCATGGCGAGTTTCTTCATGCAATGGTGGTTGCTGTAACTACAATGCCTTGTAGGTGTTTAAGTTTTCAAATTATTTTCACTGGGATTGAAGCCGAAGGTGAAGAAGAAGATACCGTACATGGTGGGGCAATGTGGGCACGAATGCCCATAACCGCGCTTGTTGCGGATATTCCGCTAGAAGAATGGCCGGAGCCTATGGCGGTACATGATGCTCAACCGTGGGACTGTTCTTCTAATCATCACTCTGTGTATGTTTTAGATAGAGCAACGCCGTCCCCGTGGATGGCTAAAATAAACGGGGAAATGTTCCCTGCAAAGTATTTGTTTACTGTGGATTATACGGAAAGCGAAATAGCGGATGATCCGGCACAGCACAAGCAATCGCATGTTTTACAGCTATTAGATGCAGGTCAATGGACGGGCAATATTGTAGCGTTGCCAAACAACCGAGTACGGGTTACACATCCCGCTTGGTTTGAAACAGGCTCGGGTGCCCCCGATTTTAAACCTTCGGCGCACATACATTACTCTAAATCTGATTTAGACTATAGTTTGGACGTTAACCGAATATTTGATAATTTATACAATGACAACCTCGAACAGTAAGAATTTTGAAATAGATGTCGCTGAATATATTGAAGAAGCGTTTGAACGCTGTGGTCAAGAAGTACGCACGGGCTACGATCTAAGAACGGCAAAAAGGTCTTTGAACTTGTTGTTTGCTGATTGGGCAAACAGGGGTTTAAATCAATGGACGATAGAGCAAACTACCATAACGCTTGCCGCCGGAATCAGTGAGTATCCTTCTGGCTCGTTAACGCTTTCCGTAGCGGCTACAGGTAGTTTTACGGTTGGCGAAACGATTACGGGCGGTACAAGCGGCGCTACTGCTTCTATAACTAGCTCTCCTACAACCACGGCTTTTGCCACTACTATTCCGGTAGGCTCGTTTGCGCTTAACGAAACGATTACGGGCGGTACAAGCGGCGCTACAACCACTGTTTCGGCGATTCAAGATTTATCGGACACGCAATCTACAATAGATATGCTTTCTGCGGTGGTTACTAGAACCGGAACAGATTTTGAAATCACTCGTCTTAGTCGGTCTGAATTTTTAAACATTCCAACAAAAACTCAAACAGGTCGGCCTAATCAGTTCTTTTTAGACAGGCAAATAAGCCCTGTTTTAAAAATATGGCCGGTTCCCGACAACAACACAGACGTTATTAAATTTAATCGTTTAACCCGAATAGACGATGCGGATGCTTTTACAAACACGGTAGATATACCTTTTAGGTTCTACCCTTGTTTGGCCGCGGGCCTTGCGTACTATCTTTCTATGAAGCGCAGCCCTCAATTGATGGCTCCACTTAAAGCTATTTATGAAGAAGAAATGCTTCGCGCAATGGAAGAAGATCGTGATAGGGCCTCCTTTAAGATAAGTCCTCCTTCATACCAGTACGGGCTTTAACCGTGTCTGGCTTTGCTTCTGGAAAAAACGCTTACGGAATATCAGACCGTTCTGGCTTTCGATATAAGCTCAATCGCATGAAACGCGAGTGGACCGGCAATTTAGTTGGGTTTGACGAGTTTGAGCCAAAACAACCACAGTTGTTTCCGACACGTCATATAGATGATCCGCAAGCTTTAAAAAACCCTCGCCCAGATCGCGTGGAACCTTTTGTAGTATCCGTAGGTGTCCCAACAATTGACAATTATCCCTTTGTGCCCGTAAATGGGTCAGGACAAGTCGGCCAAGTAACGGTGGTAATTACATGAGTTTTACACTAGCAACCTTAAAATCTACGGTACAAGATTATTGCGAAACATCTGAAACAACGTTTGTGGCAGACCTGCCCACGTTTATAAAAGAAGCCGAAGAAAGGATTTTAAAAAACATTGAACTTCCGTTTTTTCGTAAAAACGTTACTGGAAATGCTACGGCAAGCAATCCGTATTTGTCTACGCCATCTGATTTTCTTGCGCCATACAGCTTGGCGGTAATTGCAAATGACGAATACAACTATTTATTTTTAAAGCAGGTTTCGTTTATACGAGCATATACGCCAAATTCTTCTACAACTGGCGAACCCAAGTACTATGCGCAGTTTGATGACTCTACCTTTATCGTAGCGCCAACGCCGGATTCTGCCTACAGCTTTGAGCTTCATTACAAATTTAGGCCAGCATCTTTAACCGCGGGTGCTGAAAGCGGAACAACATGGTTGTCCGAAAATGGCCCAGATGCGCTTCTTTACGGAACCTTGGTCGAAGCCGCAACGTTTTTAAAAATCCCCGAAGAAGTTGCGCAGTACGAACAAAGGTTTGGCGCTGCGGTTGCTGGATTAAAAGCTTTAGGCGAGGGGTATGGTTCTCGCGACGAATACCGTTACGATATAAGTAGGGGTGCCTAAACGTGTTTTTACAAGCGCCTAGATTAGAAGTAGGTAACGTAGTTGTCGCAGTAACTAATGATGGAGGTCATTCTCCAGAGTTTTGGGCGCAAACGGCTGCGGATAGAATTGTTAGTGTCGGTGGAAATTGCCACCCAGCAATCGCTCAACAAGCGGAAGAGTTCAAGGATGCGGTAAAGGCTACTACCCTACATTACATCCAAGAAGCAATTAAGAGCGATAGGACTACCCTTACCGCTGAATTAGAACGTCAAGGCCATAAAGAAATGGCAGACATAATTAGGAGTCTATAATGGCTATTTCTACGGCAATGTGTACTTCTTTTAAAAAAGAAGTGTTAGAAGCAAAACATAATTTTTTAGCGTCTGGGGGTAACAGCTTTAAACTGGCTTTATATACCTCTAGTGCTTCATTAGGTGCGGCTACAACTGCGTATTCGTCTACCAACGAAACTTCTGGTACAAACTATAGTGCTGGCGGTTCGGCGTTAACTAACGTAAATCCATCTAGCAGTGGAACAACGGGCTTTACTGACTTTGCTGATCTTACGTTTTCAAATGTAACAGTTACGGCTAATGGGGCGTTGATTTACAATGACACAGCTTCTGGTGACCCAGCGGTATGTTCTTTAGCATTTGGTGGTGATAAGACATCTACCGCTGGCGACTTTACTATTCAGTTTCCTACTGCTGACGCATCTAACGCGATTATTCGCATCGCATAGGTTATAACGTGTGGCAATCATTAATGGTTGGGGCAGAGGCACTTGGGGCCAACTTGAGTGGGGCGAAGGCGACCTTCCTGTCTCAGTCACTGGTGTTGCTGGAACGAGTGCCGCAGGTACAGTTACCGTCGATGCTGAAGCTAACGTCTCTGTTACCGGCGTTTCGGGAACGGGTGCAATTGGTTCGGTTACGGTCACCGCTGACGCAAACTTCTCCGTCACGGGTGTTGTTGGAACGGGCGCGGTTACAACAGTCACTGTTGCCGCTGCCGCAAATACGGCAGTTACAGGTGTTTCGGGAACGGGTGCAATCACTACTGTCACTGTGGATGCTGCGGCTAATGTTTCGGTTACAGGCGTTGAAAGTACAGGGGCAATCGGCACAGTTATCCCCGTATCAAATAATACCCTCGCTGTTACAGGCGTTGCGGGAACAGGGGCAATCGGCACAGTTACGCTTGCGCTCAACAACTATATTGATGTTGCAGGGGTACAAGGAACTGGTAATGTTGGTACGGTATCGCCTCAAGCCAATGCCGATGTTGCTGTTATTGGGGTTAGTGGTACTGGAGAAATTTCTCCACCAAATATATGGGGTATTATTATCCCCGGTCAAACAACAAATTGGTCGGCTGTCGCAGACAGTCAAGACCCTACTTGGTCACCTGTTTCAGACAGTCAAGACCCTAATTGGGAAGAGGTAGCTTAAATGGCAACTTACGTTAATGATTTACGCTTAAAAGAGATTGCCACAGGCGATGAAAGCGGAACATGGGGCACAAGTACAAACACTAATTTAGAACTGATTGGTGAGGCTCTTGGGTACAATACTCAAGATTGTTTCAGTTCTGACGCGGATGCAACAACTACTGTAGCGGATGGTTCTTCAGATCCAGCGCGTGCAATGTATTTTAAAGTTACATCCTCCGCCACTTTGTCAGCAACACGCACACTGACTATTGGGCCAAACACTATTTCTCGCGTAATGTTTATTGAGAACGCGACTACCGGCTCACAAAGTATTGCTATAAGCCAAGGTTCTGGTGCTAACGTCACTATTGCTACTGGAAAAACTGCTGTTGTTTATTTAGACGGTGCAGGTTCTGGCGCAGCAGTTGTTGATGCTATGTTAAAGGTTGATCCGGGCGTTACAGATACGCTTGCTGAAGTTCTTGTCGCAGGTAATACCTCTGGTGGAACGGGCCTTGTTATTTCATCTGGTGATGATTTAACGCTTACAGGCGCGTCTAGTAACGCTGTATGGGATTCTTCTGCTAATGCTTTAGCGTTTGCGGATGCATCGAAAGCGGTGTTTGGTGCAGGTAATGATTTAGAAATATTTCACAATGCCAGTAACTCTATAATTAACGACAACGGTACTGGCACATTACAGTTACAAACTGGTGGCGCAACCAAATTAGAAGTTACTTCTAGCGGAGTAACTGTTTCAGGAACGATAACAGGTACGTTAGCTACTGCGGCACAAGCGAATGTTACAAGTGTAGGTACGCTGACTTCGCTGGCTGTTTCTGGCGACCTCACCATTGACACGAATACGCTAAAGGTAAATTCTACCACTAACCGCGTAGGTGTTCTTAACGCTTCCCCTGATGTATCTCTAGATGTTGGTTCAGCTACAGATGCGATACATATGCCTGTAGGAACTACTGCACAGCGTCCTACGGGCGCGGCGGGATACTTGCGGTACAATAGCACCTTAGAGCAATTTGAAGGCTATACGGACGATTGGGGCCAGATTGGAGGCGGTGGCGGTTCTAATACATTTGCTACCAACAGCTTTACCGGCAACGGTTCTACAACTGCTTACGCGCTGTCTCAAGTAGTAACATCTGAAGACAATTTATTAGTTTTTATAGAAGGTGTTTTTCAACAGCAAGCTGCGTATTCGATTGCTACGGCAAGCGGCACAACTACTTTAACTTTTGCTTCTGCGCCAGCTAATGGACGAAGTATTTTAATCTACTCAGTCGCGTCTGCTATCTCAGGTACTAATCTGAATAGCGACACGATGACGGGTGACGGATCAGATACTACCCTCACGCTTTCTTTAGCACCTGTAAACGAAAACAACACACAGGTTTATATAGATGGTACTTACCAGCACAAAGACACCTACAGTATTTCTGGGACTACATTAACCTTCAGCACTGCGCCACCCTTGGGGACGGCGGTTGAAGTAATGACGATGAATCAGTTGGATGTAAACACCCCTACAGATGGCAGTGTTACGTCTGATAAGTTGTCTGGTGCTTTGGTTACGCCAAGCAGTTTAACCGTTACTGGTGATTTAATTACTACTACGTCAGGAACGTCTAACTTTGTAGCAGGTGTCAACGCAGGTAACTCCATAGCCTCTGGCGGCAACTACAACGTGGTCGTGGGCGATGAAGCAGGTACTGATTTAACTACGGGTGATGAGAACGTAGCTATTGGGTATGCGGCTTTAGATAATTCTGATGTAGGTTCTTTTAATACAGCCATTGGAAAGTCTGCTTTGGGCAATGATTCAAAAGGCTCAAGCAGCACAGCGGTTGGTAACTCTGCACTGCAAACTCAAAACTTTACTTCAGCCACTGATGCTTTTAACTCAGCCTTTGGTTTTAACGCAGGTGGGGCAATAACCACGGGCGTAAACAACACCTTAATTGGAGCGCGTGCTGGTGATGCTTTTACTGATGCAGACCGAAACACGGCTTTAGGGCGTTCAGCACTAACTACAGACACTCTTGGTTCAAGGTCAGTTGCGGTAGGCTATGGTGTTTTACAGAATCAAAACTTTACTTCGGCAACAAATGTTTACAACACAGCAGTGGGATACGATGCAGGTGCGTCAGTCACCACGGCAACTGAGAACACTCTCATCGGTAGTCTTGCTGGTGATGCTCTGACTACAGGCGGTCAAAATGTTGCAATCGGGGTCAATGCTTTAGGCGCTGAAACAACATCAGCCAACAACGTAGCCATAGGCCGTGAGGCGCTTAAAACTCAGAATGGTGCAGCAAGTAATACTGCGGTTGGACGCACTGCAGGCTCAGCAGTTACTACAGGTAGTAGCAATACCCTCATTGGTATACAGGCTGGTGCCTCACTAACAACCGGCTCTAATAATCTTTTATTAGGTCACGATGCAGGACGCTCAGGTAGCCCCGGCGGTAATATTACTACGCACAGTAATAATGTAGTTCTTGGCGATGAAAATATTGCTGCTATTTATGCTCAAGTACAGACTATTTCAGCATCTGACGAGCGGGATAAAACTGACTTCACAGACCTAGACCTTGGCCTAGACTTTGTAAAAGCCCTAGCACCTGTTACCTACAAGTGGGACAAGCGTTCTAAGTATGGTGACAAGACTGCTGATGACTATGATCTTGCTGCTCAGACACCAGACGGTACTCACAAAGAAGATTGGTTGGACATTGGTTTTAGAGCACAAGAAGTTATAGCTCTTGAAGAAGCTGCTGGATATAAAATTTCTGACAAGACAAACCTTGTATCAAATCTAACTGAGGACGGTAAACAGTACGGGTTACAGTATGAAAATTTTGTACCAATCCTTGTCAAAGCAATCCAAGAACAACAAGCCTTAATTGAATCACAGGCAGCAGCAATAACTGACCTGACTACAAGACTAACAGCACTGGAGAACAACTAATGGCTTTAACA